CTCCTTTAAGAGAATCTGTAAACGTCATTCCCATAGACTCAAATGAATCTCTCATAGTTATTGCATTCAAATATTAATCTTTCTTTTTAACTCCATTCAACTTATCGTCTCCATATGCATAATCTACTACGTTGTCATAAAAGTGTTGTTTCGATGGTTTAGGAAAATGTGTAAAGTACCATATACAAGTGTAAACTTTATTAACTAAACTATTATACATAGAAGTTAAAAAACTGCCAGATGGCATAGAGTGCGTTGTTAAGTACATATCATCATTTATTCCGACAGGACAGTTTATTAGATTTTGTAAAATCACGTCTAGCATCTCTGGGTGTTTGCCTTTATATTTACTCTTAATAATTTTATTTATTAAGTCTTGTATCTGAGGAAGCATTGCTCCATCATATGACCCTATATCGCCTGCCCACACCCCTTCACAAGAGGTTAAAGACTCATAAATAGAAGGCCACTCTTTAAAAGGATTGACTCCGACCATGATTCCATTAAACTTTCTAGTTCTTATTAAATTTGAAACCATTTGGCCTGTGACCGTTTTTGTCCATAACTGGGTAAATAGCGTTGATACACGAAAACTCCGTGGTTTCCCTTCTTTTGAATCATTTCTGATCTCATCTTTTAGAGTAGAGTACCACAAGAAATCTTTTAAAGGAAATTTTCCAGCCTTTACTTCACTTTCCATCTCTTTTAAATGTTGAGCAGTGTGAGGTAAATATTCACCTTTCTCAAAATCAATATAATCTTCTTTGTCTCCTAAACATCCAAACCCATTGGAAGAATCTTTGTTTAGACCGGCTAACAACTCATTTCCTTTTATCACTTCTTTCATATCTATATCACAAAAAGGTTCTATATAGTCGGATAAAATAGAAGCAGCGAAAGAGAGCTTGTCCGAAGTCACGGTTTTCACTGGGATAAAAGACTTCTTCTCTATATCTTTAACAGTGTGAGGACCGCTCCAAGTCAAGTTAGCAGGAGATCTTGTTGTTTCAAAAACTTTATAAAGGGGAGAAGGAATTAGATTACTCTTCTTTGGAACTTGTATATTTGGATTCGCTTGAAGTTTGATTCCGCTAAAATTTTCTAACGCTTTTGATGAAATGTCTATATCTAAAAAAAATTTTGAATCAGCTGCAAGAATTTCATAAATTTCTCTCTTACAGATTGTATCCCATATAATAGAAAAACCAGAGTTAGTTCCCAAACCTGATGTATGAAAACCAACTACGTTTCCACTCTTATTCGCTAAGACGCTTCCACATAATCCTGGACATCCTACTGCATAGGATAAACCTTTCGTGGCCACCTGGTCAATACAACCAGTTGTGTCTATTGTGGCAATTTTATCCTCCCAGAAACCCATCTTATATTTTACTGTGGTATGTTGCATTGTTCTTTCTGAAACTATATCTATACATCCCAAAGGAGTCACTAGCAGTAAATCTTTCATAAGATCAGGATTATATCCTTTTCGTGATTTGCAATCGAGCAAATCAACATGGTACTGCGTTGGTGCGATAAACTTGCTTAAATTTTTAAACGGTGTAGGAAATTTATCAGGTAAACTAATAACTGCTACATCATTTATAAAATTGATATAATTAATAGAATAAGCGGCATTATCCACTACTAAGTGCTTCCTCTCCTTGTCTTTATAAACAGAGACAAACCCTGAGTCACAAACAGCATGAGCTACTGTAATTATCTTATGACCACTGACTAGACCACAAACAAAGATTGGCTCTTTATCAGCATTTTTAATCTCTATTTCGTACATATTTCTGCTAATAGCTTGAACAGGGGTACTGTCAGCTATTGATGTTTTAATAGATAAATTATTAAACATTTGGGCGAGAGTTTCACCCTTCCGATTAAAATTCTTGAGCAATAAATATGAA